TATTTTATCCATATAGTATAGCCTTTCTACCTATATTTTACCACAAACCAAAGAATAAGTTCTCTAGTTCATCAATAATAAGTTTATCAATATTCAAGTAACTATCAACTAACTTATTATAGATATTGATATAATCACTACCACCGTTGCGCCCTAATAGATGGCGTACATATGTCTGTGTAGAGACTGTATCACTGCTTGAATTAGAAGTACTGTCTGTATTGGAAGTGCCTTCTTGTGAGGCATTAGAAGCATTTTCTGTAGAAGTATTAGAAGTACTATCGTTCTTTGATTTGTTGTGCGTTGCGCTTGATAGGTATCTGTTAGTTTCCAAACCTTCTAATCCACCTTGTGGCGTGTCGTTAGAAGTCTGCCATGCATCTCCAAGTGCTGTGGAATTACCATTTGAATTTGAGTTGCCTGTGGAGTTCGCATAGGAAGTGTTGTTTGATTGAGAATTAGAAGAACTATTGTTCTTTGTATTGCTGTTACCACTTGTTTCAGTTGTTTCTGTAACGTCTACATTAGCAAATAGCTTTTCTTGCAAGTCATTCAAGCTTTCATACATCGTGTTGTACTGGGGCATAATGATATTTAAGCGGTCACGAAGAAACATCTTCCACCGCCCAACTGTCTCACAGCATATTTCCCTAGTGTAGAAATGACGTACAATATTCATTTCTAGTGTTTGTCTATATGATTCATCATAGATAGGGAAGGAGAAGTTAAACAGTTTGGGAAGTGCCTTTGCAATCATATCATCTGCTGTTTGATTGTCGGATGAAATGTCTTTGTTGTAGTCCTCAATAATGTATCGTAACTCTGTTGTGTATTTACTCATATGTGTCCTGCCCTGTTGTTTCCTCTCCATTGTCTACATTGTGTACATCTTCCATAGTAGTATCTGTCATTTGATAATCTTCTCTAAAGTTGCATTCTACGTTTAGTCCAAACATAGCGTTTATCTTGTCGCAAGCGTTGCGTCTAGAATTTAACCTAGAGTATCTACTAGCAATCGTACCACCAAGAGAACGTGTTACCTCGTCTTGTACCATACGTTCCTTCTTTTGGAAAGAAACGTTTGAGATACCAAGGTATGTTAGTGCCTCGTTCCAAATCTGTGTTTTTAATTGATAGATTTTATCGGAGACAAATGGCGCACCTGTGTTTAGTACTGTCAATGCATCAGTTTCTAGTGCCTTCTTGTCCGCATAGATAACTGGGGCGTTCCCATCATATTCCTTATAAAGGTTCTTTAGCGTCAATCGTTGTGTCTCCGTACCTCTGATAAGGATAGGTGTTTTCTGTGCATTTGCATTCACGTCTACGATTCTATCTAAGTTCCATAAACGCTTAGAGAACAGAAGTACATCCTGCCATGCATTGGTGTGCAACATATTGTTAAAGATTATAACACTATCTTTGTTTGTAAGGTTGCGTTGATAGCCATTGACAGCATAAGCACGTCTATCGATAGGAATGTGATATATATCCATTCTACCGTTTAGTGTAGACTGTGTTGCAAGATATTCACCAAGTTCATCATCCCTAAAGAATAGCGCATGACCGTCTGTGAATAGTGTCATTTCTAGGAATCTTTCATCGATTTCCGGTGGTAGGTTCTTCCACTCAAACATGGCCACAGATAGCTCCATAAGACGGTAAGCATAGTGCATGTAGCTTGCATTGTTGTCAATTAAGGATTCTTCAAAAGTTGTTTTGCGTCTAGCCATAATATGTCCTTTCTTATAATATTATAACATATAACTACCCTAATAAATAGGGTAGTTTATATATTTTTATCCTATGTATGAATCTCCCCATCCATACCCGTCAATTGTGTTATCTAATGCATAGTTGCCAACTTCCTCTAGGTTGTTCCATGTTGTGATACCATTGTCATAAATGCCTTTGATTGTGACTAGGTCAGTGTTGTTAATGTTGCCTTGGATATTACACCCAACTGTCTTTAAGTAGCTCCAATGCTTACGGTTTTGTCTAGATGGAATATATTGTTTTCTTTGTGCATACCCATACTTATCAAAATAATCGTCGATTATATTTAGGTATTCATTTTTTATTGAATACACATACACCCTAAACCCAACATTACCAAAAAACCCGTTCCAAGAGTCATTCATGAGTTGCCCATGTAAATTAGAAGGTTGGTGTTGAATATCTTGTTTCTTTGCAACTAGTTGTGCTGTAGCGTTTTGATAAGTATTTAAAGCACTGAGTTGTGCATTTGTTTGTGCAAGTGTGGCGTTCTTCATAGCAGTTGCCATTGTATTAGCAGATACCGCCTCACTAGCATTAAAGCCAATTTGTGAATTAGTTAGTTGCATGTTTATAGCATCCGCTTGTGCATTATATACTCCCGCTGATGTTGTCATGCTTCCCAAACTCACCAATGCCCCTTCGGCGGCACCTACCACGGTTCTAACTGGATTTAGTCCAAAGCCACCCATTGCCGCACCGGACGCAACGTTTTTTACCATACCGGTAATGTTATTCATTGTATCTTTACCTAGGTTAGCAGAATTTACTGCAAGTGCTGTTTTGTTGCTGTTCTCTGCTTGTGTAAGCATTGAATTAGCTTGTATATGGTCATTTGTACGTGCGTTACTTGCGGATAAGCCCGCCATTGTATAGTTGTTCTGCGCAATTGCTTGGTTAGTATCATATGTATTACCTATCGCATTCATACTAGCAGAGTACGTGTTTTTATTTTGTGCAAGCCATACTTTGAATGCATCACCACTGTAAGCGCCTGTTGGGAACGTAGAGTAATTTAGTGTATATAGTGAAGTATCTGCTCCGCTAGTAGAAGATAAATAGTCATGAACTAATAATAAGGACTGTGGCAACGGTAGTTTTAAGGTAAGTGCACTGAATTTGAAATTATATGATGAATCTACTGTTTTCCCTGCGTTAGTCCTAAAGTTTTCAAATTTCAATTCCATTATTTGTCCTAGATTGTTTGTGCATTGTATATAAGAATATGGATATGACATCAATTTTTTATTTCTTATTCTATGTCCATTTTTCAATCTAGTATTAGTAAATGTTTTTGTTTGGTTTGCGCTATCTACAGTAGGTACAGAATAGATTGCTACAATATTATCTTCAAGGCCATTATTGATAAATTCTTGTAATTTACTTATAGAGTCATCTCTATTACCAACATATTGATAAAGTGAAAATAATGTGCCGGCCTGTACACTTGGTGTAGGGTGTTGTCCTGCACTCGATGTTGTTGCTAGTATTAGAAAATTAGCGTCTGCTCCATCTTTTAGTAAATTGATAGTTATTTTTAAGTCGTGCTCATAATCGGAACCCAATTCCAACCCTTCCGGTTGTGTGTTTTCATAGAGTACATCATGTGTACTGTGTTGTCTTTCAACGAAAGTCTTTTGGAACTCATAATCATAGCACCATGTTTGCATGACGTCTATCTCATAATACACATCCGTTACTTCGTTGGAAACATAGGAAATACCGGTAATGAACGCATAGAACCACTTGTTTTCAAAGCTGGTATTTTTGAACATTAGATAGTTACAGTCAATCAATTGCTCGTATGTTAGTTGCATACGGATAGTACCAAGTTGTGCCCTTTGATAAGAGTAGTCCGTAACTTGAAACTTCTTGTATTTCATGAACGCCTGCGCCTGTGCATCCTTGTTCGGGTAGTACACTGTGTGCTCATAGCTTTTATTGAGTGGAATATTATGCAATATATAAATAGCTGTATTAGGTAATATATACATATTGTTTTCCTTTCTATAAATAAAATAGGAATGACTATGTATAGCCATTCCCAATATTTACTAGGCTATTAGCCTTGTTTTGCAAGAGTAACTGTATCTCCTACATTCTTAGCAGATGTGATTGTATCGCTTGCCTTGTAAGGAACGCCATGGATTTCTGCTTCGAGTGTGATATCAGTTGCGGTAGCGCTCTTAGGAATCAAGAGTGCGCCATAGTCTAATACTGCGATACCTGCTTTAACAAGTGCATCTGTTTGCTTGAATTTAACTGTATTAGGCTTTAATGTCTGTCCGTCTACTTCAGCTTGCAATGTCATTGTGACTGCTTGTTCGGATACATCCTTGCTCATGATTTCGCATGTGAGACTATCCGGAACCGCAATGTCAGCATCATCTGTAACGAATACTACTGCATTTGCGAATGGTGAGTAGGAAACAGTTTTCCAAGTATGGTAGAAGTAATTCCAATATAATCCGGACGCAACATATTTTTCTGTAAATTGCGTTTTGTTATCATATACTTGAAACCAATCCTCATCGATAAGTACTGCTTTTACGTTCTGCATGAGTGCAAGTTCAGCAGAAGTAACTTCTTCCAAGCCATCTGAGTTTGCACGAATGATAGCAAATCTATCATTATCGAACTCAGCCCAATTATCAATCAAGAATAAGCGTCCCATAAAGTCGGCCTTATCCATGTTGAATGCACCTGCCAATACGTTTACATCATATTGTGCATTAAATGTAGAATCCATAAAGATTACTTGTCTATATTTTGGAGTAGTAGTACGAACGCCTGCCTCATTGAACTTGTTGCTCATGAATGGTAACAAGTTGGATACACCTCTAAACTGTACCGCTGTTTCACCAAAGTCTGTACCATCACCAATAGAAGTTGGATACATCTTGCCATGCGAGATAGATTTGATAAGCAAGTACTTGAATAATAAGAACTCATCATATTCAGCGCCTGTGTATACTTGGTCTACGATTTTAGCAATCAAGTCCGTAACGCCATCAATAGATAAGAATGCTTGTTTCAAGTCCTCATCCTGAATAGTTACCGGATACATTGCTCGGAAGTTCATTGTGTGGAATACAGATTTAACATCTGGAATAGTACGCTTTAATTCACGTTCTGCACCTTTTTCCGGAGTGTATTCTACTGCATTGGCAATGCCAACGAAAATAGACTCTACTGTTTCCCCAAATTCCAAGTAACCCTTCTTAAGGATAGAATATGGATTGTTAAAAGTAGCGGAGTTTACACGTACTAATGCAATACGATTGATTAATGCGTTTAAGAATTGGTTAGATAGGGCAACATCACCACATAATACTTCACCAACGTGCGGAATATCTGTAGCTTGCGTTACCTTTGGTACGTTCTGTTGATAATCATAGGACGCATTCTGTCGAATAACATTCAAGATATCAAGAGTGGACGCATTTAATGTTGTTTTAGAAACACGTTTTGCCATTTGTTATATCCTTTCTTATTCTGTTTTGAATAGGTCTTTAAAATCTTTTATTTCTTCCTGTTCTTCTTGTTCTTCCTGTTCAACTGTTGTAGGATTGCTTTCATTGTTATCTTTTTTACTTCCTTCAAAGAATCTAGCTTTATACTTCTCTCTCCATGTCTTGTCGTTCTCTTCGTACTTTGTTTTCCATTCAGTAGAGTCTTTTGTTTTTGTTTCAAAATCATCTAGAGTGTCCGTAACATCTTCAATGAATGACAATGTGGAATCGTCCGTATTATCTTTTGTGAGTGTTTTTAAAGTATTTAAAATATCTTCTTTTGTCTTAATAGCCATATTCTTATTTATCTCCTTTATTATATTATACTCTAAATTATAACTAATATCTACTCTTTAAAGGAATGTTATTAATGTAGTACATCAATTTTAATTTACTGCTAGATGACATCTTTGCTATGATAGCAGTCAATGTGCAATCACCATCACCGAATGTAAATGTAGTATGCGCCTGGTTTTCATAATCTACAGAACCTTTACCACTAATCACCCACTTAATGAACCTATAGCCTGTTGGTACATCTGCTGTAATAACGACTCTATCTCCGCTTTTACCTGTGGTTGAAGATGCCGTACCGCCCTTGACTGTTAGCGTGTATGTCGGTTCTACTGGTGTTGGTGGATTGATATTTGGATGATATATAAAGCCTTGGAAGCCACCTACAGAACCTCCTTGGCGCCTATATCCTGTTGCTTTGTATCTCCTTCGATAGCCAAAAATTTCAGAACCATAGTTGGACTCACTTACCATTATATCTCCATTGCCGAATATTTCTTCAACAATTGCAACATGCCCTGCATTACTGCTTCCAATGTTAGCACCACTCATGCATAATATTGCACCTAGTTGTGGTTCCTGTCCTCTAGCGTATCCATCATTATGCCCCCAATATTCTTTGGCATTCCCTAGAGATAGATTATAATCTGTATTTGTGTTGCCTAGTTCCATCCATCTACCATGCACGTATCCGGTACAGTTGGCCAATACAGAACCACCCCATGCTGTAGGTGAACCTATAATGCAATTATTATAACCGCCATAGCTTGGAACCGTCCATCTTTTATCACCACTGCTTGGCGTTGTTGTACGTGGCGTATATGTCATATCTATTCACCTTCTTCAGCTAGTCTAAATAATAAGGCAAGACAGATACCACCAAGCGTGATACCTGTCATAAACGCCAATATCATTACAATACAAAATGTATCAATGCTCATGCTTATCATGGATTGGCATTCTTTAGATATGGCGCTACTCCACTTCCTTGTACTCCACCATATACATAGCCTTCCTTGCCTGTTTGTTTGTCTAGCACATAATACCAAGCAATCTTACCATTCATGGCACCATATCCATAGTAGTATAGTTTGTGATTAGTTGGTACTACTTCTTTAACCGCTCCACTTGTACTAGGGTAACTTCTCATGTTCAGTGCGCACTTTGTCGTGAATACTTTACCGTTCTTAAACTTTGAACTCATGTTCCAAGTGCGTACAGTTCCACCTGTTGAATTACTTTCTTTTTCAGCAACCGTAACTCTATATTGGTTTGGCAAGCAAATAAAGCCTTGGAATGCTGTGTTTCCACCATGAGACTTATAGCTCTTGCCATACTTATAGCATCTTACTTTCTCCCAACGTTTTCCACCGTAGTTGGATTGCGCTACAACAATATAGTTAGAATAAATTCCAATAACGATAGCGACGTGACCGTATCCATTACCACCCCAACAAGCAACTGCACCAAGTTCCGGTGTAGAACTTCTTCTGTAACCATCACTTGTGTATCCGTACCAATTCTTAGCATTTGCACGTGATAACTTTGGGCGTACTCCCATCATTTCATACCAAGCACCCCACGCATATCCAACGCAATTAGGTAAGCATGAGTTACCATTGATTCTTAAGCATTCATTTACACCACCATAATTAACATGCTTGTAATACTTATTTGCGTAAGAAGGCTCTGTAATTCTTAGTGTGCTCATTCATTGTCACTCCCTTCTACTTCCTCATTAGGTGTATCAAAGTCACCTTCACCCAATGTATCCTTTTCCGGTGTATCGGACTTCTTCTGTAATAGGTCTAATGCCTTTTCAAGTCCACTTGGAATAGGTACATAGTCTCTTAGATTCTCTACACAAGAATACAATTCCATAGCAATCATTGCATAGATTGTGGCATTTGATATATAATCTACTTTCAAACAATAGTCCATACAGAATGCAATAATTACCAAGATATAATCATAGCATTTCTTTAGTAACCCTTCCTTAAATTTACAGCTTTTCAAGTCGTGTGCTAGAATTGCTTTGATTACACCTGTTACAATATCCAATGCAATAGCAACGCTCATGACTGCAATCACTCCTGCATTTTCATTGATAAGATTTACGATTTGTTCCATAGTTTATAATATATCCTTTCATGATATAATTATAGCATAAGAAAGAAGGAGATTACATGACTGAAACAAAATATTATGACGGTACAAAACTATTATCTATGATGGATATAAATGGCAACAAGCCAGAAATATACTTGGTAACTTCTAATAGGACCGCGGGTAAAACAACTTACTTTGGGCGCTACTTGGTAAATAAATTTATCAAAGAAAACAAAAAATTCTGCTTGCTTTATCGTTTCTCATATGAGTTAGACGATTGTGCAACCAAGTTCTTTAAAGATATTCAAACACTGTTCTTTCCTGTATATGATATGCGTAGTGAATCCCGCTCAAAAGGAATGTACCACGAACTATTCTTGATTGATAAAACATACGATGATAATGATGAAGAAGGCGTGCCATGCGGATATGCCATAGCATTGAACAATGCGGACGCGGTAAAGAAGAACTCACACCTGTTTAGTGATATACAATACATTCTATTTGATGAATTTCAAAGTGAATCCAATCACTATTGCCCTAAAGAAGTAAACAAGTTCATGTCTATTCATGACTCTATTGCTCGTGGTCAAGGTAAGCAAAACCGTTATGTGCCTGTTTACATGCTTTCCAACACTGTATCTATTATCAATCCATACTATGTAGCTCTTGGCATTTCTAATCGGCTCGACACGAAAACAAAATTCCTACGTGGAAATGGATTTGTGCTCGAACAAGGCTACAATGAATCCGCAAGCAAAGCTATGCGTGAATCTGCCTTTCACCAAGCCTTTATGAACAATGGATATGATAAGTACGCAACCACTGCATCATATTTAAATGACAACTCTGCATTTATTGGTAAAATGTCGGGTAAGAACTTCTACTTGTTCACCATGAAATTTGAAGGCAAGGAATATGCTGTACGTGAATATCCGGACGAAAATATTGTATATGTGTCCGACAATGTAGACGGTACATTTAAAAACAAGATTGCCATCGACCTAGAAAGCCATGATATAAACTATGTGCTCCTTAACCGGTACTCAGAATATATCACACGCTTACGTTTCTTTTTCGACCATGGTTGCTTTAGATTTAAAAATCAAGAATGTAAGAATGCATTGATTCATTTATTGTGCTACAAACAATACTAGACAAATGCTTTTAAAAGTGTATAATATAAGAGTAAGGGTTAGTCTCCTTACCTTACAGTTCCGACAAGCTGTTGTCTGTTATTTTTTTCATTTTTAATT